GGATATGCGTCCGCGGGCGGCGGGTCCGGCGGCCTCGGCGGCGGCGGCGCTGGGCCTTCCGGCGGGGCAAGCGGGTCTGGCGTGCCGGGCGGCGCGGGAACCGCGAACACCGGCGGCGGCGGCGGCGGAGGCTCCCCGAACTCCGGAGACTCTGGGGCGGGCGGCGCCGGCGGCGCAGGCGGCTCCGGCCTCGTGATCGTCAGCTACTCCAACGCTTTCAAGCTCGCGGCGGCGACCGGCGCCTACAGCTTTCAGAACATCGGCGGGAACTACGTCTTCACGTTCACCGGATCGGGAACGATCACCTTCTAAGAGGAAACACGCATGACCGTCGCCCTCATCCGCATCTCGCCGCCGACCGTGCTCGGTATCTTTTCGTCCGTGCCAAACCCCCTCATTTTGCCCAACGGCGACCAGGTGGGCGGGGCCGACGTTGGCTGGGGTGGCGGGGGTTATTCGCTGGTTGCCGTGGCGCCATTCATCACGCCTGCAGGGCAGGAGAACGTCGGCGGCCCTAGCTACGCCATCGTCGGCGACGCGGTGATCGAGACCTACGCGACGCAGGCGATCCCCGCGCCCGTTCCGACCTGTCAGGTCTGGCAGCTTAAAGCTGTTTTGACCGCCGCTCAGACGACGGCGGTGGAAAGCGCGATCGCGGCGTCGCCGAACACAGCGGCGCTGCAAGCGTTCTGGGCGACCGGCGACGCGCCCGTTCCGGCCAATTCGACGACGCTGCTGGCGCTCGGAGCGGTGATCGGCCTCAGCGCTGCGCAGGTGGCCGCGTTAGTGACCGCAGCGAGCGAAGTGTCTATACCGTGATTTGTATTCCCGCAGGAGGTCACGTCGCCGAAGCCTGCGGGTCTCACTCCACTTCGGCGACAAACCTTGGAGAAGGTAATATGAAACGAATTGCAATTTTGGCGGCACTCTTGCTCGCCAGTCCCGACATCGCCGCCTTAGTTATCATACCGGTCACCGGAACGCTGATCGGGGTAGTGCGGTTTTTGTGGAGTCGACCATGAACACGTTCACGCCGTACATGCTCTGGCGCATATGGCTCGCGATGTCGGGAATCCATTGGGAGACTGAACTGCCATGAGCTTCATCAACCCCGTTCTTCGGCTCGACGCCGACGCCATGGTGAAATACATCTCGGCGATCCAGAAGACGAACTTCAAACCGGCCCCGGCCGGAACATCCTACGCGGGACGCATGTGGGCGCCGGTGGGCGTCGTCTGGCACAACACCGGAAGCCCCAGTCTCGGGCTCTGGAATACGTGGTCGCCGACGACGCGGATCAACTACGGCGCAGGCCTCGATCCTTATTACAAGAACATGGGTTGGCACTCGGGGCCGCACTTCATGGGCACTCCCGACGGATGGTCGTGGGTTCTCTGCGACGTGAATTCGGATGGCGTCCACGATTCTTGCCGCAACGAAAACTACTACGGCGTCGAGACGATCGGGAATTTCACTACCGGCGGCGACGACCCGTCGAACGGCCAAGGGCTCGCGTCGATGCAGGCGTCGGCCAACATCATCGCGGCGCTGTGCGTGCGGTTCGGCTGGAATCCAGAGACGGCGGTGGCTTTCCATCGCGATTGCATTGCAGACCATCATGCATGCCCAGGCAATCTCGTGACGAACGCATGGGCGCTTGGGCTCGTGACGGCGCGCATCGCCGAAATCAAGGGAGTACCCCAATGACCCCGTTGCCCGTCGCATGGCCAAATGAAGCGCGGGCAATGCGGGACCGGGGAATGTTTCCTCACGAGATAGGATTGGTTCTGGGCATCCCGGAGCGCACGGTCAGGTGGGGGTTAAACGAGAATGAAGAGCACGAGGTCCAGCAGCAAAAGGTGTTGCGCCGCATCATGATGAAGACTTTAAAAGACACGCGAGGCTTGTGCCTACCGTGACTCCCGCGCCATGATCAAATCCGCTGCCGATTCCGTCTCTGGCAATTCGGCGATGGGGTGGCTGACCCTCGCGGTTGTGGTATATGTGTTCTGGATTTTGGCAAAGAATATGTAGGAGGCTCAGATGTTTTTAATTCTGCTGATCATCGTGCTGGTGCTGCTGTTCGGCGGGGGCATCGGCGCTCCGTATTGGGGCGGAAGTTACGGGTACGGCATGGGCCACGGCGGCGTGGGGATCATTGGTGTGATCTTACTTGTCGTTGTTATCTTGTATCTCTTTGGAGGGAGATTCTGACAATGCAGATAGACCCGAACGTAAAAGGCGCTGTCAATCTCGCGATCGCGGTATGTGGCGTCATCGGAACAGTCGGCGTGGCGGCGTTCCCGGATTATGTTCCGGCCGGCGCCGCGAAGGACATTGTGCAGACCGCCGCCCTGATCTTCATGGTTTACGGCGGCCTGAACAGCGCCGGGAACTTTCTGTCTTCCAGCCAGCCGGGGGCTCTCGCACCACCCGATCCGCCCGTTGTGGTAGCGGCGCAGGCTGTCGCCAACCTGCCTTCGACAGCGACGCCTAAAGACATATCGGCCGTCAAAGCCGATGCAGTAGCGGCAGTTGCCGCGCATCAACCGTAAGGGGCGCGAAGCGCCAAGAAGGAGCCACGTTATGAAAAAGAGTATACTTGGACTAGCCGTTGCCTTCGGCCTAGGTCTCGGCGTTGCCGGCTGCGCGTCCGTTAGCTCCGACCTGCAAATCATCTCCGGCACGTCGGTCACGCCCAATCAGGTTTACGTAGTTGGGAACGCCTTCGTCGCGGCTGAGGCCACGGCAACGCAGTACGATCAACTTCCACCGTGCCCGACGGGCACAAATATTTGCCGTACGCCTGCGGGTGTAAGAGCGGTCGATGTGGCGATTCGAACGGCTCGAAACGCCGTTTCCGCCATGGAAGCGTACACAACTGCAAATCCAGGATCGGTCGTTCCGGTGGGCCTCTACAACACCGCCGTCGTGGCGATCACGGCGCTACAAAGCGCGATCACTCAGTACTACGTCAAGAGCTAAGGAGAACCCAAATGTCTGCACTTGCCACTATCGCCGCGATGATCGTCAATTTGTTGACGGCGTTGCTACCCGCGCTTGGGTCGTCGTCGGCCATCATCGATCAGGTCATCGCGACGTTGATCCAAATTCTCCCGGTCATCGTCAACGAAGTGACAGCTTTGATCGTTCCCGTGCAAAACATCATCGCCGCGCTCAAGTCGAGCACAGCGGTGACTCCTGCGCAGATGACGCAGCTTGTGGCGTTACAAGCGACGGCTGACGCGGCATTCGAAGCGGCGGCCACAGCGGCCGGCGATCCGGAGCCGGCGGGGACCTGACATGATCTGGACGATTGCATGGTTCGTCGTGTTTATTCTCAGCTTGGGTGGGACTGTGATCGCGAGGCTCGCAGGGTGAGGATAGCCGAAGAACGCCAAGCGATCATCGCCGCCTCACTGATCGGGGCGGCGTTTCTGGCTTTCGTGGTGCTGCTCACGATATGGCGAGGTTGATGTGTCGGTCCTGATCGTTTGCGGGATGGAGCAGGAACGCAACCTCATCGGCGAGCGCGATGGCGCCATCGTCGTGTCGGGACTCGAAGGCGATGCGCTGACGGCAGCGGTCGACGCGGCGATTGCGGCCGGCTGCAACTACGTTCTCAGCGTCGGAACGTTCGGACTTCTCAAACCAGGGCTGAAGGCCGGCCTTGTCGGCGTCGGGATCAACATCGTCGATCCCGGTTATGACAGCCGATGCGATCTGGATTGGGCAGCCGGCATACAGCTCATGACAGGGGCGACTCCACTGACGATCACATGCTCGACGGCGACCGTAGCGACGGCGGCGCAGAAGGCCGCCCTGCGGGCGGCGACGGGAGCCGATGCTGTCGATCTGGAATCCTGCACCGCCGCGCGCATTGCAGCGCGTCGCGGAAAACCCTTCGCCTGGCTACGCGCTGCCTCGGACGAGGCGAACCAGGACATTCCGCCTCTTGCCCTGGCGGCTCTCGCCACTACGGGCAAACTCGACATCTGGGCGCTCATTGACGATCTTCCGGCTGATCACGATGAAATACCTGCGCTGCTCGCCCTGGCAAATTCCTCAAATTTAGCGTTTAATGCCTTGTCGCTCGCGCTGGCAAATTTGGGCGTCGTCTATGGAATTGCGGGCTGAGATGCTGGAGGAGATTTGCGCCTCGGTTATCGGAACGATCGTTGGCGTACTCGCACTCGTTGCGGCGTGGTATTTCTGCGATTGGTGGTTCGACCATCGCGCGATAGACAAGGACTGGCCGGGGTAAGCGACTGATGACGGCGCCCAAAACAAAATCTCGCGCCGCGCCCCCTTCGGGCCAGCTCCACACGGACTTCGGCATCCTGACGCAGCGCGTCACCACCATGGAAGATGCGTTCCATACGGTCGCAAGCGACGTCGCCACGCTGAGACGCGAGAATCGAGAGGCTTTCGAGGGGCTGGCAAAAGACCTCGGGAACCGGATTACCCTACAGGCGGCCAAGCCCACCGACTGGCGTTCGATCATCGGGTTGATGCTGACTTCGTTCGCTATCGCCGGGAGTTTTTGGGCTTACACGAAGTCGGAAGAAAACTCGAACGTTGCCCGCATCGAGACGATGATTGTCGCGGAGTCGATCGAGCGAAAAAGCGATATCAGGCATGTCGACGAAGTGATGCAGCCGATTCTCTCGGCGGTCGCGCAGCACGCCAATGACGCCAAGAGGTTCGATACCTTGGATAGCGAACTCGCGGCGCTTCGCCGTGACGAATGGCCGATGGTCGCGCAGCTCGAATACGAAAAGCGGATCGACGGCGAGATCGCGATTCGGCATGAGTACAATCAGCGCGATATGAAGAGGATAGAGGATAACTTAGGGGTTGTCGCCGCAGACCAGATCAAGCGCCCGGAGATTGCTGCCAGCAACAAGGCCATGGAAGATCGCCTCGATGCGCTGGCGCGTGCCGAGAACGCAACCGAGGCGCAGCTTCACACCGGGTGGTCGATCGTCGACACGGTGCGTTCGTTGGAGACGCGGTTCGAGAACCTTCGCGCCCAGGTCAGCTCGCCGCTAATCCAGAACTCTCCCCCGACGAAATAAGCTCGGGACGCGAGGCGTCAGGCATTGCCGGACCTTTCTCGCTCCGGCGCGGTCTCTGGGTTGCCCCAGGTCGGAGAGATGCCCGTGCCATCTTTGATCATGGCCGCGACGACATCGCGCATCAGGGCCATGAATGCCTGCTTGAGGGTCGGATTCGCCGTGACGATCGCCATCTTGATCGAGCCCAGCGGCAACGCGCCCTCCATTGTGTGGGGCATGGCATAGTAGGCATTCCAGTCAGGGCCCTCGCCGCGCAGCGCGAGCCGGCCGATCGCTGCGGCGTCGGGGGATGGTTTAGGAGGTTCACGTCTCATATCCCAGACTCGTTGACTCCTCGATACGTTTCCTCCTTCCCGTCGCCACGAACCGAAACCCCTCCGCAGTCCGGCAGAACCTTTGCCGGTTCGCCGTTCCACACCGACAACCGTGCTTCAATCCCGGTCATCAGCTTCTGCCGCGACTTGTCGATCGCTGCGGCGTAGGCGGCCTGGGCGGCGGCGAGCGCCGTATTCTGTGCTTCCATTGCATCGAACAGTTCTTCTCGATGGGCTTCCATCAGATCCCGCATCTCACTCTCCATGCGCTCAGCGCTTGACATAACAATACGTACTGTTATAAGATCGGCTTGTCAATAACAAATTGTTACGGATCATGTCCAAGCCAACTTTCGATTTTTCCCGGTTCCTGACCGACAAGTGGGGCGATCCCGATAAGCTGTTGACATTTCTGCATAATTATGGACACGCCGACATCCCGCGCCCGACGATCAACCAGTGGTTCCGCCGCGGCAGCGTGCCGGCCGAGCACTTCGCCCTGCTGCTGGGGCTGCTGAAGCTGGACACCGGCAAGGACGCGGCAATCGAGGAGTATCTGCGTTGATCGAGATCCGCATGGACGGCCGACCGATCGGCAAGGGCCGGCCGCGCTTCGTTCGCGCCACCGGGCGGACCTACACGCCCGAGAAGACGGCGCGTTATGAGGACCGGCTGGCCTGGGCGGCACAGGGCGTCATGGGCGGACGGCCGCTGCTGGATGGGCCTCTGAGCGTCACGATCAACGCCCATATGGAAATCCCCGCTAGCAAATCGAAGCGCTGGCAGGCCGAAGCACTCGGCCAGATCAGGCGTCCGACGGGCAAGCCCGATGCCGACAACGTAGCTAAGCTGCTGGACGCGCTCAACAAAATAGTCTGGGTCGACGATGCGCAGATCGTCGCGCTGCACGTCTTCAAGCACTATACCGACCGGCCACGAATCGAGATCCTCGTAACGCCGCTCGCTTGACAACGCCGTAACAAGTTGTTATCAGAGACGCGCGAAACCGATAAACGGAGAAATGGCTATGCTGAAACCTGAGCGAGCGTGGGTGGTCGGCGACAAATTCTTCCCGACCTACGAAGAGGCGCGGACCTATCTCACGTCGCGGCGCGGCGAATTGTCGCGCGAGCTGCTGATCGACGAGATTCAAGGCGCACTCGTAGCAGGTGGCCACTCTGGCGCGCTCGACTCTAGGTATGTTGCGGAGGAGATCGCCGATGGCATCCTCAAGAAATTCAAGCTGACGCTGCGCAAGTGATTCCGCTCAAAACTCAGCTCGACGGGGCTCTGTTCCTCGCTGCACGGCGACGCGCCTTTTTATGGGACTCACCACGCGTGGGAAAACCGGCGCGGCGATCCTGGCCGCCGATTACATCCTCGCCAGGAGCATTCTCGTGGTGACGCCGGCCAGCGGCCGCGGCGTGTGGCGCAGGGCCTTCCCGGCGTGGCAATCGATCCCGCGCCGCGTCAGCGTCATCGGCGCCGACGCGCCGCAGCCGACGGACGTCTGCATCGTTTCCTGGGGCATGCTGGACAAGGTGGTGCGGTCGATCGGCAAGCGGCCGGACCTGATCATCCTCGACGAAGACCACGAAGCGTCCAACCCCGACGCCAAGCGCACGCAGCACGTCTACGGCGCGCCGGTCGACGACGGCGCGGAGATGCTGACGGCGCGCGCCATCATCCAGCCGGGCGACCGCGTGTGGCATTTGTCGGGCTCGCCCTTCCCGCACGACCTGTCGAATGGCTGGGCCCGCCTACGGGCCAGCTTTCCCGACCTGCTCGAGGCGCGGCGCGGCTGGCCCGACGTGACGCGCTTCAACGACTTCCGCGACCGCTACTGCCGCATGGGTCGCAAAAAGCTGCCGAATGGCGAGCGCATCCCGGTCGTGCTGGGCGGGCGGAACGAGGCCGAACTGCGCCAGAGGATCGACGGCACGTTCCTGCGGCGAACGCAGAAGGACGTCAGCATTCAGCCGCCGCGCTGCGAGACGCTGCCGCTGGTCGTCGACGCCGCCGAGCGCGAACGATTCGCCGCGACGCCGCGCGAGCGCGAGATCCTCGCTGCCGCGGCCTCGGGCAAAACCTACGACCTCGAGATGGAACTCGGCCCGTTGTGGCGCCAGACGGGCGTCGTCAAGGCGCGCGCCGTGGTCGAGGCGATCAAAGAGCAGTTCCATCTCGGACTCGAGAAGGTCGTGCTGGCCTATTGGCACCGCGACGTCGGCGACATCTTGGAAGAGGGGCTTAAGTCGTTCGGCCTGATCCGATTGGACGGGTCGACCTCGCCCGCCGATCGCGAATCCTGCGAGAAGCGCTTTCGCGCGCCGTCGAACCGCATCTTCCTGGGGCAGATCAAGTCCGCCGGCGAGGCGATCGATCTCTCGCCGGCCGATGAGATGTGGCTGGTCGAATACGCGCTCAGCCCGCGGCTGATGGAGCAGGTCAGCAAACGCATCGTCAACATCGACAAGCCGCGCAACTGCTTCGTGCGCGTCGTGACGATCGACCAGTCGATCGACAACAAGATCGCCGAGCGGCTTCTGGATTTGTGGAAGAGCATCAACGGAGTGGTAGGATGAGCATTCGAATTGAAATCATAATCCCCGACAGCCTCGTTTACGAAGATGGCGTCGTCGCGCACATGAAGGCGCTCGGCTTCGTGCGTGGGCTGCATGTGTGGAAACCGGAAGACCTTAACGCTGCCGTCGATCACATTGCAGAGGCGCTCGACGTCGCTGAAATGAGCAACGCCGACACCGGCGATGCCTCGGGAGACACGATCGGCGTCGAATCAACAGGCAGCGGCGCGGCAGAGCGCTTCGCACAAGAATATGCCGACAAAATCAAAGCCGAGGTTGTCGACGAAACGGGGACGATCAGCGAATCTGCATTTGCTCGTGCCGCCGCAGCGCCGGCTAAACCCACTGCGATGGACGGCGCTCGCGAGCGCGGCAGGGCCGGACCGGGCCACCGTCGGCGGACCAACGCGCAGATCGAAGCCGACGACGCCTATTTCGCCGCCGCCCCGGTCCAGCCGCCGGCGCCGGGTTCCGCCGAGCCGCTGCTCCCAGGCGTCGAGGAGCAGCCGGAGATCTCGACCGGCGAAGAGCGCATCAACCCCGAGGACGCCGCTGACGAAGCCGCCGAGACCGCGGCGCGCGCCGGCGACAAGCCGACGATCGAAGATCTGCGTGCCGCCGTCGGCCGCTACACCGAGAAATTCGGCGCCAAGGCGTCGATCGACAATATCCGCACGATCGTCGGCATGCCGATTATCGAAGTGCCCGAGAAAGAAATCGGCGCTGCGATTGCGCGTGTCGAAGCGGCGATCGACGGCCACGCCGCGCCCGAGCAGGCGAAGCCCGCCGATCTGCCGACCGAGCCGGTCCACGCCACCAAGGTCGACGTGGTTGAGGCCATTATGGCCTACGGCAAGAAATACGACGGCGTGTCGGACGACCCCAAGAAAATGCCCTGCACCACGGAAGACATGCCGAAGATCTTCGTCGCGACATTCGGCGCCGGCGTTGTCGGTTTGAAGACGGCTCCGCAGACGCCCGAAGGCTTCGGCAAGGCAATGACGGCGGTCTACGAGGCGGTGCGCGACAACCCGTTCAAGCGAGCGGTGCGATCGTGAACGCCGCTCACCATACTCGCAGCCACGCGCAATGGGCTGCGAGCGCGACGTCGCGCAATGTCACTTGCGCCGGCGCCATCGCCATGGAGACGATGTGCGAAAACAAAGAAACCGAAGCGGCGGCATGGGGTAGCGCTACTCACCAAATCTCCGAGCGCTGCCTGCACGGAAACATCGACGCGAACAGCTTTCTCGACAGTGTCGAGCGTAGCGGAAAGTTCGAGTTCGTCGTCGACGAGGAGATGGCGAACACATCGCAGGTCTACGTCGACTACTGTCGTAGCCGGCTCGCCGAATACAAAGCAGCGACTGGCGAGGACGCGCAGTTCTGGATCGAGCAGCATCTGTCTCTCGCCTCGCTCGACCCACCGCTCGATGCTGGCGGCACCGGAGATTTCGGCATTTACTTCCCGCTCTGGCGCATGTTGGAGGTTGTCGACCTCAAGGGCGGGCGCGGCGTCGTCGTCAAGGCCGCCGGGAACATGCAGGAGCGCAGCTACGCGATCGGCTTTCTGCTGTCTTTGACCGGCGTCTCCGTCGATGTGGTTCGCTCGACGATCGTTCAACCACGCGTCGGCGACGGCAAGCCGACATGGGAAGATATCCACGTCGCCGATCTCATCGACTGGTCCGTCGACCTGCTCTCGAAAATGACCGTGTCGAAAATGGCACTCGACGCATTCGAAGCGCTCGACGGCGGGCGTATCGCTTTCGACGCGTGGGCTGAGACGTGGCTGGCAACCGGAAGCTGCACGTTTTGTCCTGCAGAAGGCATCTGCCCGAAGCGGCGCAAAGAGGCGCTGTCGGTCATGGGCGACACGGCCGTGCGATGGTTCGAAGAGCCGACGACGGACGCGCCGCTGGTCGTCGGCAACGCGCCGGAGATCGCTTCGCCGGAAGAACTGGCGCACTGGCTCGACGGTCTCGAGGCGCTCGAAGCGTGGATCAAGGCGGTGCGCGGCTACGCCCACAGCGCCGCCGAGCGCGGCGTCGAAATCCCGATGTGGATGCTTGCCGACAAGATCGGCAATCGCGCCTACATCGAGAAGGACGAGACGAAGCTGGCGGCGCTGATCAAAACCAAGCTGGCGCTGACCGACGATCAGATTTACGAGCGCTCGGTGCGCTCGGTGGCGCAGCTTGAAAAGGTGCTCGGCGCCAAGCGAAAAGCAGAGCTTGCAGCACTCGAAAAAGTGCTGTGGGAGAAGCCCGTCAAGGGAACAAACCTTGTGCGGGCTGATAAGACGACCCGAACGGCGGCGAAGGGCCTGACCGAGCGGCATCATGAGAAACTGGAGAATTGAAAATGGCTAAGGCACGCACGGACGATTTCAAGACGCCGCTCTGCCGGCTGAGCTACGCGCAGACGCTGTTTAAGCCCCGAGCCCAGGAAGAAGGCAAGGACCCGAAGTATGGCTGCACGCTGATCTTCGAGAAGAAGCACCGCGCCGAGTTGGAGAAGCGCGTCGCCGAAACGATCGTCGCCGAATGGGGCCCGAAGGGCATCGAAAAGGCCAAGGCTGGTCTGATCAAGTCGCCGTTCCTTGCCGGCGACGGCAAGGAAGCTCGCAACAAGACCAGCGGCGAGCTTCACCCCGGCATGGGCCCAGACGTATTTTTCATCCGCCCGTCGGCCAACAAGGATCGACCGCCGGCGGTATGGTGGAAGGACCCGAACAAACAGGAAGATGAAAGCACTGTCTACTCCGGCTGCTTCGGCAAGGCGGTGCTGAACTGCTTCGCATGGCATAACGACAAGTCGGGTGACGGCGTCTCCTTTGGGCTGGCCGGCTATCAGAAGCACGCCGAAGGCGAGCGGCTGGGCGGCGCCGGTCCGATCGACAAGGAGAAGTGGTCCGAAACGATCGCCGACGAAGGCGAAGCGCCCAAAGAGACAAAGAACGGTAAAGGCGCCGGCGGCCTTTTCGGAGATGACGAGATCCCGTTCTGATTTCCGGCGCTGCGTAACAGCGTAGCCGTTGCGATTGGACCGCGCCGCGTTCCCTGCTAGAACGCAGCAGCAGCAGCAAATCGCGATGGCGCTGGAAACGGCGGCCACACTCGACACGCGTAGCGAGCGGTGTGGCCGCCACCAATCACGAGGAACCTGAAATGGCGAAGCAATCCGAAGGACCGCGGATCGGCGACAACAGCCTGAACGGCGGCCAATTGAAAGCGTTCATCGAACGCATCGAACGCCTAATGGAAGAGAAGAAGGGGGTCGCCGACGACATCAAAGACATCTACGCCGAGGCGAAGGGAAAGGGCTTCGACACGAAGATCATGCGCAAGGCTGTGCGCATCCGCGCCATGAACAAGGAGAAGTGGCGCAAAGAGGAAGAAACTCTCGATCTATATTTGGCTGCCCTCGGTTTGCTGTGAGGCGATAATGGAAGAAATTACCAGCTTCAATGCGATTTTCAGCGTTGCCAAAGAGCGCGGCGCCTATCTCGACTCGTTCTACCAGGGCGCCGCCGGCACGTTCAAGGCGTCGTGGCGCGCCGGACCGCGCATCCCCGGAAACCGCGGCCCGCACGTCGAGCGCGTCCACCCGTTCAACGCGGCGCGCGACGCCCTGCTGGCGCTGCTCGACGACGCCGAGGCTCCGGCAGACGATCTATTCGGATGAAGCCGCGCGACTACCACAACGAAAATAACGCATTCGCCGCGCAGTGGACGCGCAACCTGATGAAAGCGGGGCACATTCCCGATGGCTTTGTCGACGAACGAGACATCCGAGACGTCCAGCCAATGGACCTGTGGGGATTCACCCGCTGTCATTTCTTCAGCGGCCTCGCCGGCTGGGCCTGCGCTCTGCGGCTCGCCGGCGTCCCCGACGATCTCCCGCTTTGGACCGGAAGCTGCCCGTGCCAGCCATTTTCCGCCGCTGGACAAGGTAAAGGCGTCGCCGATGACCGACATTTATGGCCCGCATGGTTCAAGCTCATCAAAGAGTCGCGACCTGACCGAGTGTTTGGCGAGCAGGTTGAAGCGGCGATTGGCCACGGTTGGCTCGACCTTGTTTTCTCTGACCTGGAAGGACAAGGTTACGCCTGCGGGGCGGCCGTATTGCCTGCTGCGAGCGTCGGCGCGCCGCATATCCGACAGCGATTGTGGTTCGTCGGCGCCCTGGAATACACCGATGGCGGCCGATGCGACGGGCGGCCACGCGGCGCACAAGAGGGTGGACGGCAGCTACGTGAGCCAATCGCTCGGCCGACAGGCGAATCTCGGGACGTGGCCGACGCCGGAAGCGGGGGGCTTCGAGGGCGACACGAACATAGAGGCGACGCTGGCGCGCCGGGCGAGATGCGCGGCGAAGCTGACGACCTGGCTGGCCGCTCGGACGGCCCAACTAGCGGCCTGGTCAACGCCACGAGCGAACAAGCGGGGCTTCCCGGACGCGCACGGCAGTCAGGAAGCGCCGTGGACGACGCCTCAGGCTCACGACAGTCATCCTCGCGGAGCGGGAAATCGGAACAACCCGAAAGGGGGAGGAGCCTGCTTGGCTTGGGACGCCAAATCAGCCGTTGGGCCGAAACCGATTGCGCACGGCAGTCAGGAGTCGCCCTGGGCGACTCCTGCGGCGCGGGATTATCGCAGCGAGAGCGCGACGGAAGAATTCAATGCGAAGCGATGGAGCCATTCGAGGGGCAAACCGCTCTCGGCCGAAGCAACGCTTGGGATAGCATCGACTGGATCGACTGCCGAGACGGCAAGCGGCGGCCAGTTGAACCCGGAACATTCCCGCTGGCTCATGGGATACCCGCCCGAGTGGGCAAACTGCGCGCCTACGGCAATTCGATCGTCCCCCAGGTTGCCGCGGCGTTCATCGAAGCCGCGCTCGCCTGCCGCCCCTGAAGAGGATCTGTTCGGATGAAGCTCACCATCATCGAGTCGCCCTACGCCGGCGACGTTACCAAGAACCTCGCCTACGCCCGCGCCGTGTTGCGCGACAGCCTGCTTCGGGGAGAAGCGCCGCTCGCGAGTCACGTCACATACGCCGGCTCCGGCGCGCTGGACGACGCCGTGCCGGTCGAGCGCCAGCGCGGCATCGCCGCCGGCCACGCGTGGATGCAAGCGGCGGATTTCGTCGCCGTCTACGACGATCTCGGCATATCGAACGGCATGAAAGACGGGATCGAAGCGGCCAAGGGCCTCGGCGTGCCGATCATCTACCGAACGATCGGCTGGCCCCGGTGACGCCCGAAGCGCTGGCGGCGCGCAACGACGCGATCCGCGCCGCCTGGGAAGACCCGCTGCGGCGCGCCGTAGAGCGGAAGCGCAACGCCTGCCGGCACGGCGACGCCGACCGACGCGACGATGGCTGCTGCCGCATCTGCAATCGTGAGAGGCAGCGACGCTGGTACTGGAATCACCGATGAGCAGATGGGAAACAGCCGGCAAATCCGACGATTGGCACACGCCGAAATACATCTTCGACGCGATGGGCGTCGTCTTCGGCCTCGATGTCGCAGCTCCGCCTTCAGGACCGAAGCACACACCGTGCAACTCATGGCTGCCGCATTCGGGCCTTGAAACATCGTGGGGTAGGAATTTCATTTGGATGAACCCGCCATTCGGCGGTCGCAACGCAATCCGACCGTGGCTGGAGAAGTTCTTTGCGCACGGCAACGGCGTTGCGCTCATGCCGGATCGGACATCGGCGCCGTGGTTCCAATGGGCGGCGCACCGCGCCGACGCCGTGCTGTTCTTGTCGCCGAAGGTGAAGTTCGAACGTCCGGACGGGACGATCGGCCGCTCGCCGGGAAGCGGCACGGCGCTGATGGCGGCGGGCCCGGCGGGCGTGCAAGCGCTCGTCAACGCGAAGAAGCTCGGCTGGCTGGCAAAATCCTATGACTGAGTGCCGTGCAGATTTCGAGACTCGTTCCGACGTCAACCTGAAACAGCGCGGCGCCGGGCCCTACTTCGCTTCGCCGCATTGGCGAGCGCTCATTCTGGCCTACAGCATCGACGACGGGCCGATCCAAACATGGACCGGCGGGCCATGCCCCACCGACCTGAAAACTCACATTCTGAGCGGCGGCTGGATCAAGGCGTTCAACGCCAGCTTCGAACGGCACTGCTTCGACGAGATGGCGCGCCGCTGCGGCTGGCCGCGGCCCGCCTTCGACCGCTACCGCTGTTCGATGGCCACCGCCAGCGCGCTCGGCCTGCCGCGCAGCCTCGACAAGCTGGGCGCCGCACTCGGTCTGCAAGTCCGCAAAGACAAGCGCGGCGCGGCGCTGATCCGCATGTTCTCGGTCCCCGCCAAGCACGAGCCGCTGACCTGGCGCGAGCCCGAAGATCATCCGAAGGAGTTCGCCGAGTTCCTTGCGTATTGCAAGCAGGACGTCGAGACCGAGGCCGAAGCCGACCGTCGCATGGTTCCGC